TTGACCTAACACATTACACATCCTATAATATAAATAAGGTATATCAAAGAAATCACTGTTATAACCAATTAAAATATCAGGATCAATTTCTCTAAAACGTTCTAAAAATTTAGCTAATATTTCTTGTTCTGTTCTACAAGGTACAATTTCTTTATTTTTAGCTTTAGTACGTTTTAATTGATTTTTATCATCACGAACTAAAATAACCCAATTATCTTCTGATTTATCCCAATATGCTATTGTAGTAATAGGCATGGGAGCTCTTTCAATATATTCTTCAGTTAATGCCCCTCCTATTTCACACTCAATATCAAAAAATAATTCTTTATGGCCTGTAGATGGTTCATCATTAGTACCGTATTTTTCAATTAAAAATTTTTGATATGGTTTAATATCATGAAAATGTAAGTTAGGAGTATTTTTATCCCACTTATAGATTTTTTTAAGAGGCTCTCCACTTAACCCAGTGTGAGTAGCCTCTTCTTTAGTACATTCTTGATAAGCACAGTTATACCACTCGATTTCATCATAGCCACCTTCGTCCCATAAATGAATCTTAAATTTATTATTACCTAACCGAGTTTCATAACACTTTTTATACATTAAATTCCTAAATGTTGTTGTGGTCTTGTTTTTTGAATTTCACTATCACTAAAAAACTGTGATAGATTAGGTCTAAAATAATTAATAGACTTCATTACTTTTCTATCTCTGGATCTATATACTACAAATCTTTCCCCCACTTTTTCAAAGTGACATGGCTCATTTTGTTCTTGAGAGCGGACGGAGATAGTCTCCAAGGCTTCTTTTTCAGTGCTACAAGACTTCGATAAATTTGACGCTTGTACTTCTTGATATGCTGGCCATATCTTATTCTTAAGGCCGTGTAACATAACACCGTTCCCAAGGGAAACATAAGCAATATCGCACAGAGCATCCAAAATTTCCACGATGTCTCCGTTTTCGCAAGCCTGTCTATATTCTTCCAATTCTTCAAGTACAAAGTCGTATACGAATTTCCACTCCTTCTCTTCTGGTATTGTTGGTTCATAATTGTTTGGTTTGCCAAATGTGGCATTAAATTCTTCTACTTCATTTACAAATGGAACATTTCCATTCTCTTTAGAGTTATATACTTCAAAATCTAATTCTAATTGTCTACTCATTTTTTTTATTTAAATAATCTTGAATTGCTGGGGCATCACAATCTTCCCAAGGAAAGACTAGCCACTCATTTCCTTCATGTAATTTAGAATATACATTAGGAGTAAAAACTGATGTATGTGGTTTATGAAATAATACTGCTGTATATAATCCAGGCATTTTATCCATAGTAACTCCACTATCTGTCATATCATCTACTATTAAAGTGTTTGCTCCAATAGTATCTACTAAAGGTAATCCTGTTTTATGTGATAACATAACGGCAGGAATTAAACCTCCTCTAGGTATTCCATAAATTGAATCTGCTAATGGTACCTCAAATAAAATCTTTTCAGCTAAATCTTTTACAAGATCAGATACATCTCCCCAACTAACAGATATTTTTTTATCATTTATTCTTAACATTATACTGGGTGATTTCCATTATTAATTTTTACTGAATCAAAAAATTCTTTTCTAGCTAAATTATCATTTTCCATAAACACACCTGATGCTTTAGTAGTAACCATAGAAGCACCTGAATGTTTAACTCCTCTACAACTTACACAATTATGAGTAGCTACTACAGTAACAATAATTCCTTTATTATTTTCACATACTTTACTAACAGCATTATGAATTGCAGAAGTTAATTGTTCTTGAATGGCTCCTCTTCTTCCAAATAATTCAACTATTCTATTTAATTTAGATAATCCAATTACTCTACCTTTATCCCCAACTACATAACCAATATGAACTACTCCTTTAATTGTTTGGTGATGGTGTGAACACATTGATGTAACAGGGATATTTCTTTCTATTACAATTCCATCATAACCATCTGATGGGAAAGAAGTAATATCACTCATAGCAGTGTATCTACCTTCCCAAAGGTCATTTACATATGCTTTGGCTACTCTTATTGGTGTTTCCGCTGAATTAGGATCGTTTTGCCAATCACAACCTAATGCTTCTAAAAATCGAGCATAAGCAGCAGCTGCCTTTTTAATCATTTTTTGTTTTTCCTTATCAGTAAGTGGAAAATTAGGAGCTACACCATTAGCATAACCTACAGGAACTGTTTCTAAATCCTTGTAGTTTTTTCTTCTATTGTTTGACATATAATATAACTTATTTTTAATATAATATAACTAATTTTATTGGAGATTCCAAGTAGTTTTCTACCAGTCTCCATACTGAAGCCAAGTTGTTCCAATATACTTATCATTACTTATAGGCATTTCTCCCATATGAATATAAGGCCAACTAGCTGGGTGAATAATTAATCTTCCTGTTGTTGGTTTAACTCCAAAAAATTGTTTTTCACCTTTTTCTTTAAATAAAAATCTTGTTTGTCCCCCTACTTCTACATCATTTAGATATAAAATAAAAACAAATATTCTAGTTGCTACACCAAAATGATCTTTTTCAGTGTGCCAAGCATTATAATGGCCCTCGTTTTGTTTATATTTTTGTAAATTAAAAGCAGGATAAAAAGTTTTTCCCTCAACTATAGAATTGTGGTGGAATATATCATTATGAGGATGCTTATTCAAATATTCCTCAGTTAAATATTGATTAAATCTATTTATTACCATATCTCTTAATTCTAAGTCCTGAGGTTCTTGAGAATTAAATAGATTAAAATCTGTGGTTTGTTTTTTGTTGTTATTAATACCTGAACTTGAATGGCCTTCGATAGCTACCCCTGTTCTAATTTTTGATTCAAACATGTCTATCAATGATTGACATTCTTTTTTAGTAAAGGCATTATCAAATACCCCAATTGTGTCTTTAAGTTTCATATGTTAATTTAAAAAATTTATAATTTTCTTTTACTGCTTCTAATTCTCCTGCTTCTATAGCATCCTCTTCACTTTCAAATATTGCATCAACAGGACATTCAGGAATACAAACCCCGCAATCAATACAATCATCTGGGTTAATGTACATTGATTCTTCGCCTTCAAATATACAATCTACAGGACAAACCGTAATACATGCCCCATCTTTTGTTCCTATACATTTACTTCCTATTATATGGCTCATATTTTTCTCTTATGGTTACTAGTTTATCTATAACATCATCTAAATTACTTCTTGCTTCCGCGGCATCACAATAATCTTGACAGCAAATCCCTAAATTACTATCTATTATACGTAAATGGCTTTCTATTTGATCCCATAACTCTTCCATCATCCTAATAATGCAAATATTAATAATCCTAATAATAATATATTAAATAATTTTTTCACTATACCTCTCTTTCAGTATTAAAAGCCATAATATGAGATCTACCTGTAAATCTCCATCCTCTATCTCTAACAAAATTCATAACAACAGGATAAGATTCCATTAAACTTTCTCTATCATCCCCAGCAGGCATTGCCCATATTTTTTCATTTGGAATTTTTAATTCACTAATAAATTCTTCTACTTCAGGCACCATAGATAATTCTTTATCAAGTACCGGTTTAATATGGTAATCTGAATGATAATCGATTGATTTTCTTATAGCTTCTTTATTAACTCTCAAACTATTATGTTTCTTAATCATTCTTTCGTCAGTAATTTTTCCTTGAGGTGTAGCCACGCCAAGTACGGGTACACTATTAGAGAACTTAGGACTAATAGAAAGTAAATTAATAGGGTAGTCAGTTGGTAAAAAATGACTCCCTTCAGTTTCGATAGTAATAAAAATATTATTTTCATTTGCAAAGTGAGTTAACTCGTTTACTAATGCTGGATGCATTGTAGGAGAACCTCCTGTAAGCATCATTTCCTTAATATGAGGATGTTTATCGTACATATCAATTATATCTTGAAAACAAAACTTTCCTTTTTCTGGATGGATGCTTGTATACCAAGAATCACACCAACCTCCTTCTCCAAAATAACATCTATGAGTACAACCAGTAGTCCTAATTACTATTGTAGGATATCCTTGTCTTGATCCTTCAGATTGAACTGCAGTGTATACTTCTACAATTGGTAAATTTTTCTGATAATCTTCTATTCTTTTAAGGGACATATATTGCACTATTTTTTGCGTGTTCTCTAAATTCCACTTTAACTACTTTAACCCTACCGTCAGTTTCGGGAAAAATAAATTCATTAACTTTATTACAAATGTACTCAGCAAATTTTTCTGCTCCTGTAGCAGGTATAAATCTTACTTGAGCAACTCCTGCTTCATGCATTTGAGAAAAAGCCTTAGCATAAGGATCATCCTCAGCTACAATTAAAGTATGATCAAACATAAAATCAAACCATTCTTTAGGAGACATACCATCAATTTTTCCTTTAGCTCTTTTCATTCCTCCAAAATCCCAAACCCAATTTCTATGGTCTAAATCACCTTCAAACCATATCTTGAAAGAAACTCCATAACCATGAACATATTTACAATGTGTTTCCTCTGCTTTCCATTGACGGAATACTGTACTAAACCCGTCAAATACTTTTGTTGATTGAAATTTACCCATTACCGTTCCAAAAATCTAAAATTCTTTCAGGAGCATGAGCTCCAACTAATCTATCTTTAACTTCTCCATTTTCTACTAATAATAAAGTAGGAATATTTCTAACTCCATGTTTAATAGACATTTCTTGATTTGTATCAACATCTATTTTTTCATAGTTAATTTGTCCTGATAATGATTCCATTATTGGACTTAATGTTTTACATGGCCCACACCATGTAGCAGTAAAATATAATATTTTTTTCATGATTCTACGTTTGAATTTGGTGGTTTATTTTCTTTAAAATTAATGGTTACCCATTTTCCTTCCTTTAATATTTGGTGTACTCCGCTCTGATATCTCCTATATTCATGCATGTAATTCCAACCGTCTTTTTGGTATTTCATTTATACTAATTCTTCAATTATACCAATTACTTCGCTAAATATAAGAACTCCTGCTGCAATAGGCACGCTATAAAATAAAAGCCCATAACCAGCTATTCTTACTCCTGATTTAATAAAACTAACTATTTGATGCCATTTTTGGTCTGGCATATATTCTAAATTATTTCTATCTTTTTCTATTTGATTAAAGTTTTGTATCATATTTTAACAATTTTTGTTCTGTAAATTTAAATGAATATTGTAATAAATAACTAAAAAATAAGTCTCCTAATATAGAATTTATAAAGAAAGGAATAGCTAAAGTATAACATAAAATTAATCCTTCTAAAGTTTTAGGATAACCTAAAAACCAAACCCCAAAATTAGTAACTATAAAGAATATTAAGCTTCCTAATAAAATATTATGTAATTTTAACTTATTTAAAAAAGAAGACATTATGCCTATTAGTACAAAAGCTCCATATACCCAAAATGTTATAAAAGAAAATCCTAAAAATATATCAGAAATAAACATTGCCGCTAAAGGAAAAGATACTCCAATAAACTTATTTTTAAAATTAATCCCCGCAAATAAAGCTAAGGCTGTAATAGGAGCAAAATTAGGAGGATGAGGTACTAATCTTAATAAGATAGCAAATATAACAAATCCTATAAGTAATAATTCTTTTTTACTCATTTTTTTAATTTAGTTGGCTCGCTAGGGATCGAACCTAGACTCTTCTGGACCAAAACCAGACGTGTTGCCAGTTACACCACGAGCCATTTGTATTATGCTGTATAATCAGCTAATACCTTTGATACTGAATCTCTAGCTACTTCCCAATCCACTGGACCAGTTTCGTCTTCATATTGAACAGGATCTTTCCTACCCAAAGCAATAAACGCTTCAATTCTTTCAACAGAAGAAGCAGATTTATAATCACTGTTCCCACTAGGAAAAGGCTTATAACTAGTATTAGTTCTAGAATAGACTTCATCAAAATCAATATTTAATTCATCACATAAAATTTCACCATCTTTTAAAATACCTAATTTATCAGTATCTAAATAAGGTGTAAAATAACCCACTTTTTCTGCGTCCCAATTACCTATTCTAAAAGCAGCATCATCTGCATCTCTAAACTCTTGTCTACAGTCAGGATAAATAGCATGATCACCAGCATGAATACCTAAAGCAATGTCAGTATCATTTCCATTAGCATTAGCAGCTGATAGTGCTACCGCTTGAGTTAACGAAGCAAATATTTTATTTCTGTTAGGTACAACAGTTGCTTTCATATTTTCTTCTTCATAATGACCTTCAGGTACATCATCTCCACCTTCAACAAGGTTAGAATTTAGTAAATTAACTAATCCATCAAGTTTAATAACCTGATATTTTACATTATGCCCATTATCAGCTAAATAATTAACTAATGATTGAGCTTTTAGTAATTCTACTCTATGTTTTTGACCGTAATCAAAAGATAAAGCTGTTACATTGTCATACTCAGATAAACATCTAAGTAATAAAGTTGAGGAGTCCATCCCTCCTGAGAGACTAACTACGACATTTTTCGCCATGATAATAATTGATTAAATTTTGCCAGGTATTATAAAGCGTATAGGCAAACGCTGTTTTGTTACTATACATACGGATCAATTTTTGGAATACCATTTATTTCTTTAAATAAAGTTGTATTATGTAAAATATCTCCATAATTAATATCTTTAAATTTTACATTAAAATGATCATTCATATTTGCTTTTGGTTTTTCTAATAAACCACTTTTATCATATAAAGTACCTTCTAAAGCCGCCATTACTGGATTAGATGTATCAATTGATTCTATAAATTTATAACCTCTATACCATCCAAATTCTTGAGGTACATAACATCCTAATAGATGAATTCTATCATAATCATTTACTTCTCCTTCTTCAACTAATCTATTTATAAAAGTTAATCTACCTAATGCTCTCCTTAAAGCTGTATTTGGATGATAAAATAAATCATCATACCAGGTAGCACCATAAGAAATAGCTATTTTTTTATAACCTAATTCTTTTAGTGCTCTAAAACTTTTCCAAGCATCATGGTAATTTTTTCCTTGGGCCACTACAACAGCAGTACATCCTTCAGGCATTACAATTTGTTTCCAGTACTTAGCATAAACATGAGTTTGGGTATAATCCATCCAAGCATCTGGAATTATAAATTCATTAGGTTCTAATTCATATAACCAATATTTTAATCTATTCCAATCATATGCTTCTCCTAATTCATGAAGTGAATTATCCATTACAATGTATCTTCCTTGCTTTTTAGCATTAAAAAAATATTGCTTATATTCCTCATCCTGATCTAAAAGATGAGGTAAACAATAATCATAATCATTAAATTCTTGTGATGCTAATAATAAACATCTAGGTACTTCATGACTTACTTTCATTTAAATAACTTTTCTTGGTCTACCTCTACGTCCTGTACTTTGGGGTATACTATAAACCCTATATTTTTCTTCTATAATATAATAAAGATCTATCAAACTGCCACTACATTTTAACATTTCTTCTTCAACTTGTTGTTTTGTAATTCTAAAATTATCTTGGAATTCCTTTCTTAATCTAGTTAATCTGTCAGTTTCATCCTTATCAAAATCTTCCCATAATCTTTTTCTTCTAGCTCCTAATAATTTAGATTTTTCATTATATTTTTGAATATCAGGATAACATTCATCCCACAAATCATTAAGCATATGTTCACAAAGCATAGCTTGCCAAGCATAACATGAATAATCATAATCACCATTTAGTATTTTATCTCTAAATGGTTTTCTTTTATGTAGGGGTTTGTTTTTAGCCTCATACCAACGCCACCATCTAAACTGATTATAATTTAGTTTTTGACATTTTGATAACTCTTTCTCTATTTTATTTTTAGAAAGACGTACGTTGAATATAGGCATATAACTTTTATTTAACGATAATATACGACCTTTATTTTACTCTTCCAAATCAGGTAATGATTTTTTAATTCGAGATATTTGTTCTTTTATTCTATTAGTTCTATAAGAAGATAAACCTGGAATAAGTTTTGATTCCAAATCTTTTATTTTATCTAGAGCAATAAGTATTTCTTTTTCATCTATTATTCCATCTTTATTCAAATCTAATTCGTTAAAATCTTCAAAATCTTCATGTTCTTCTTCAACTATATCATAATGTTCTCCCTCATTGCCATTTTGACCAATAATATCCATTCTTTTTTCAACTTCTTCTTCATCATAATCATCCCAGATAGTGGTTTCAGATTTTTCTTCTACAGTTTCACCATATAAATTTTCAGTATATTTTTTTCTTGGATATGCTTGATTAAAAGCAAAGTTAGCTGCTATTACTAAGGAAATAGCTAAAGGATCAAAAACAAAAATTATAACTAAAAGCAATATATTAATAATTTTATCCATAGGAGTACCCGTAAGTCCCGATAGATACTTTAGGGGTCCTAATTCTCCAGCCACTTCGGTGTTATTATCTAATTCTAATACTTCTAATTGAAACTTTTGTAAACTATCTGCTGCTATTTCTCTTTTAACTTGAATATTTTTTCTATTTTCTTCTTCAACCGATATACGATTTTGAGCCAAACGTAACTCAGCTGTGCTGATGGTGTTTCGAACGCCTCCAGCCACAGTGGTGTCCTTGATCTGTATAGACTGCGACTTGGCATTACTAAGAGTACTAATATTGTCCAATATTTGTTGAAGTTCTTTATCATATCTATTTAAATCTGTTTGGTAAAAATCTACTTTTTGTTGTATAAATGCTTTTTTATTTTCAACTATAGTAAGTTGATTAAAAGTATCTTGGTAGGCTGCACTTAAAAATCCATAAATACCCATACTAGTAATTAATACTAGAATAACAGTTGCTATAGATAAATAAGTTCTTAATACTTTATTAATTGTATCCCAATATTGGTATAAAAGTGAAGCAGTTACTAATTTAGCTATTTCTAATGAACCAGCCATAATAATAACCTCAAATTGGGCTCCTGCGAATAATTTACTCAATCCATAGACTGAATAAAATGCTGCTGATGCACTTACAGACAATGCTGAAAATGCAATCATAAATGGAAATAATCCTTTTTTAATGTTACCTAGCGCCGCCATAATATTCTACAGCGTGGCCTTCAGCAATTAGAGTTTGATTAATATTTTTTTCGTCAACAAATAGTTCACCTAAACATCTACCATATTTTCCTACGCCATGAGATTGTAAAATAAACTTATTATCATTTACACTTAGCAATTCAATAAGCCTATCTTTTGCTGCTAGACCACGTTTTTTTTCCTCTAAATCTCTAGTTCTGGATTCTGGGGTGTTTATACCCATCATTCTTATTCTTACATGTTTCCATGTGTCAAATCCTAGATCAACTAAGGCATCAACGGTATCACCGTCAACAACTCTAGATACTTTTGCGTTATATTTGTACATGATTATAAATATAGTAAGGAAAAAACCTATTATTTTCTGGATCCTTTATGATTATCTATACGATCCAATATTTGATTTACAACATCCATTTTAATAAAGCCTGCCATTGATGCATTTTTTAATACACTAATTAATTGTAATGTAACTAAAGGTACAACAACTATTTCACTTAACCATCCTGCTCCAGGAATACTTTTTTCTATAACTAACATTAAGGTTAAAATAACTATCCAAAAAACAAGGGTTCTTAAAATTTTAAAGGCTTTATATGTTTTAAAGCCCTCTCTTTTTATACCCGCTATTACACCAAAAAAACCATCAGCAAAAATTAATGTAGCAATTGCTAAATATTGTTCCGCATTTTGCATGGTTAATTCCATAAAATAAGAACAAATAAATGCCAATGACATACTACCTCCTGCTATTATCACTTTCATTTGATTCATTTTTATGCTAATTCTTTTTTAAATCTTTCCCAATCAAAGGCAGATCCCGGATCTACTTTACCTTTACCTTTACCTCTCACATGATCCCCAGATACATCTGAATGCCTTACAACCCCAGATAATGGAATATTATAATGTTCCATCCAATATTTACATACTGATACTGATTTTTCAAATTGAGCTTCATTATATGTTCCAGGGGTTTCTATAGCTTTAAGAAATGAAGCATAATCATGTTTACCTGGTACTAGTAATTCAAATCCTAAAAAATGTGAATTCAATCCAGATAATCCTTCATGTAATGATTTACCTGCATGAGATGCTCTATTAGGAGATTCTATCATTTTTTCATAGTCACCATTTGGGTGTATAAATCCATGAACTGATAGTTTTAATTTTTTTAGAAAATCATGTGCTCCTATCCATTCGCCTTCCCAATTAAGGTACTCGGCCATACTATGAACTATAATTCCTTTGGGTTTAATTATGGACATTACTCTTCTTTTTTATTACCAAATATTTTTCCAGCTTCAGCTATTCCAAAACTCCCTAAGGTAATAAATAAGAACGAATCATAAATAAATTCTTGAATTACCAAATCTTTACCTACAAATCCTGTTATAATATCTGCAGCTGCGAATATTACCATTACTGCAAATGAAGCGAAACCAACTACTGATTTTTCATTGATATCGTTGTTGTCTTTAAAAATATCTTTAAAAGCCATCCATTTTTGTTTTAAGTATTTTAACATAAATAACAATTTTTATATAACAATATTCTGGTATACATATTAAAACTGAAATTTAGAACCAATAGTTGCTGTCCAAGTTAATGGAATACCTGGAAGAGTTGTGCCTATTATGCTTCCCCCTATATTAAATCTAAATCTTTGGGTAATTCCAACATCAAAATTAGAACCCACTATATAAGTCATATGTTCATTTAATGTTAAATCTCCTTTAAATACTGCTTTTTTAGTATTAAAAGTATAAGAAATAGGATTAAATGCTAAAGCTATCATAGGGGATATAGTTACTTTTTTAGTAGGAAAAGGTTTAGTACCAAATAATACACCAGAAGGCATTATCATAAGATTATCATCAACATTAATTATAGTACCAGATAAAGCATACCCACCAACAAATCCATTCCACCAGTTATCCTTTTGCCCCATAAATACATCACTTATACCTCCTGAAATTACTTTAGTGCCATAAATATACATTAACGATGCAGATACAGATTGGACTTTCATTACACTTCCCCTTCCATATACTGAACCAAAATATAAATCATTCTTTTTGGTTATAGGA